CGGGCACACTCAACCCTGACCGAGTACTTCGTTCGATCGAGTTTGATCGAGAAGGCGCACCCGAGGGGACGGGAGGGAACAAGCCGTGAGGGGGCCTATCTACAAGACGCAGCTCAACCATGGGACTACGTCCATTTCCGGGAAGGTGATCCACGCCGCCGAGCAGCAAGGCGTGATGATGGCCTGGTACGAAGAAGACGGCTTCTACCGCGAATACGTCATTGTGGCGACAGGGCAAGCGCCGCCGGACACCGCGGAGCACGTGTGCACACTCCTCTCCGACGAACAGACTCTTGTGTGGCACATCTACCGTGTGTACCCGTGAGCTGGGCCTCCCGCCGGAACCGCGCTAAATGGTTTGCCAAAAGAGTCGACCCCGAGTACGAGCGCCTCAACCTGCGCTGCCCGATCTGCGGCGCGGTGATGCCAAGCTCATTGCACCGACCTTATCATTTGGCGCTTGAGCATGGCTGGCGGCTTTCACAAGAGTTTAGTGAGGTGGCACGGCTTTCGGTGTACAAGGACACCGGGGGTAACCGCGACACACCTTGTGGTTAAGCCATTTCCAAATAAGGGTGGGTACCATGCAAGGTAACAAAAGAAATATAGCCTGGTGGTTGTTTGTTATTGCTATGCTCGTAGGGGTGTCCGGGATCGCATTGATTATAAACGGTGCTTCATTCAAGGTGGCATTGGGAGTATTCTTTGTTATTTGGGCTCAGAACATAGCGCATAATGTGCGATTTATCAAGAGTGAAAGATAGATGGTACCTTGACTTCAAGTAAGACGGAGTACCATATTTGTACGCATGGCAAACGAAGAGATTACTAGAGCAACGGGAACCGTATTCAACACAATTCATCCAAAGTATAAGGCATTTGCGGATGAATGGTTGACTGGTGAGCATACCGGAAAACGGTTCAACGGTAGAGCGGCATATGAACACGCAGGCTATACCGCAGCACCATCCAATCCATCAACTAACGCATCGAAGCTTCTTCGGCACCCTGACGTAGCCGCTTACATCAAATCTCGTATGGACGAGATGGCGATGTCTACGGATGAGGTGCTGTTGCGTTTTTCTGACATAGCACGGTCCAACGTTGGCAACATCCTCACGAAAAATGAGCTGTTTCAACGTGTTGAGATCGATCACGACGCCCTTCTAGCTAATAAGCATTATGTAAAGTCCTTTGGTTACGATGCTAACGGTAACATGAAGGTAGAGTTCCACGACCCGCAACGTGCTCTTGAAAATGTTGCTCGTGTTCTTGACATGTTCAAAGGTGAGTTTGGGTTCAATGGTTCAGCCGGTGCACCTATTACGATGCGTGTGCAGTTTGTTTCACCAGAAGGTGAAATAGAAGAGCACGGTCCGACTAGTGAGCACCAAGACGCCATAGAGGATTTCTCTGAACTTGACGAGATGACGTTGGGCTTACCCGGTGATGAAGACTGATTGTGGTACAGTTTTCAGCAAAATTACCAGAGTATGCGCGTGGACTTTTTGTACCTGCTCGATATAAAGTCTTTTGGGGTGGGCGTGGTGCAGCTCGTTCTTGGAGTTATGCACAGGCGATCCTTATTATGGGAAGCCAGCGCAAGCTTCGTGTATTGTGCTGCCGTGAATTCCAGAAGTCCATTGCTGATTCTGTCCACAAGCTATTCGAAGATCAAGTAGTTCGTTTAAACCTTCCTGGATGGGATGTCGGCCAAAAAGTCATCACCCATAAAGGAACAGGTACAACAATTCTCTTCGAAGGACTGCGTTATAACACTAATCGCATCAAGTCACTCGAAGGTATTGATATCTGTTGGGTGGAAGAAGCTGAGTCTGTTACGAAAGCTTCATGGGAAATCCTTATTCCAACCATTCGTAAAGATGAATCAGAAATATGGATTTCTTTCAATCCTGATCTAGAAAGCGATCCGACGTATCAGCGATTCGTAATAGGTCGTCCACCGAACGCCATAGTGCAGAAAGTCGGGTGGGAAGACAATCCGTGGTTCCCAGAAGTACTCAAAGAAGAGAAAGACTATCTATACCGTGTAGATCCTGAAGCAGCTGAACATGTGTGGGGTGGGGTACCCAGGAAGACTTCAGAGGCGCAAGTGCTTCATGGAAAATGGCGTGTAGAATCTTTCAAACCAGCACCCAATCAATTAGATTCATCCGGTCGTAAGATTTGGGTTGGACCTTACACTGGTGCAGACTTTGGGTTCTCTGTAGATCCAACGGCATGCACTGAGTTGTGGATTAAACGTTCATCTGAGTATCATTTCAGTCAAGGTGAATTACATGTGTACCAAGAATCTTGGAAGATTAAACTTGATACACACATGATTAAGCGTCAGTGGCTACGTGACATAGGCCGAAGGATTGTAACCCGCATTATTCGTGCAGATTCTTCACGCCCTGAAACTATTTCTTATCTAAAGCAACATGGTTTGCGTGGGATTCGTCCTGCTTTCAAATGGCCTAACTCAGTTGAAGACGGTATTGCTTACTTACGACAATTTGAAGGCATTGTGATCCATCCAAATTGTCGGCACTACAAGCAAGAAGCTATGCTGTATGGTTATAAGGTTGATGACAAGACTGGCGAGATCACCAGAAAGATTGTAGACAAACACAATCATCTAATTGACGCAACTCGTTATGCGTTGGTACCGATGATTCGCATGCGCCGCTCGGCTTCTAATTACTCTGGTCATACTTATGCCAACTCCAATTAGTTCACACGAGCAAAATCCAGATGAACCTGTTCAACTTGCAATTGCTCCGTTTGATGAATGGACATACGAAGACGCCAATAATGCTTTGAAGCACTATTTGCCGGAAAAATATACAGAAGCTGAATTGTTCTCTGTATACAAAGATCACTTCCAAAAGGGAAGAGGGTGGATAGGTCCTGGTGAAGCGTTAGATAATAGAACTAACAAGATTTATCAACAATTTGCACCTGAAGATGCCATCGGTGAAGTTTTACAGAACATTGAGAATGCTTTTTCCGAGCCACAGATTGGTACAGCGTCGAAAAACCAAGATGATTCTTCAACAACTAAGGGTGAGGAACTAGTACGCTTCTTGTCAGTGTGGTGGGACAAGCGTCGTATGCAAGAATTGGTTCAAGATCGGCAACGCACCGGAGCGTGGGCTGGCTGGGCCAATTTGCGTCTTTGGATCCCCTGGCGGTTTTTACGTCAAACTGGCGACGGAGTAACCGTTCCAACGGCACCAAGTTTTGAAGACGCTTTGAATATGATTTTTGTGTCTGGACCTTCACCAGATACTGGCGCAATGGTGATAGACCAAGCTACACAAGATGTCGCTGCTATATATCTTGACAAAGAAGTAGAATATAGTTCTGATGGTTCAACAAAAACTTTCGAACGTGCAGAACTCCATTACCTTGATCCTAACCGCAGTAGGGATGAAGACGCGTCAATGATTATGCGGTTTGTCTATTCAAATAAAGATAAGCCGGATGTTCGTGTTGAGCTGCCTTTGCAGGGGCACTTGCTAACAAGCGAAATGCGCACCCGTGTGGTAATCACAGAACCTGTCATGCGGACACAGCGTCAGCTTAATTTCGTTGCTACCTTGATAGGCCGTATCGTCGAAACGGCTGGCTTTCGCGAGCGATATATTCACAACGCAAAGCCACAAGGTATTCGTTACTCACACGACGAAGGTGATTCTCTACCCGATGGTGCATTTCTAGAAAGAGACGAAGAAGGTAGATTGTGGCGTGTTGTTCCTCAAGTGCGTACACTTGGTGCTGCCACTGTTACGGAGCTCATTGGTCTACCGCAGATGGATCAGACCGGAGAGACAAGAGGCAACCAAATGCCACAAGTAACGATTGCTGAACCTGTTGATCCAAAACCGTACACGGAAACGCTAGAGTCTATTCGTCGCCGTATTCTCAGGATGTGTCAGCAAGGTCATCTTGGTGGTACATCAAACGCCGAGACTTCTGGTATTGCATACGAACAAGCTCGTTCAGTTTTTGAGAAAGACCTAGAGAAACGGCGTGTGTCTTCAGAGGGGATGCTACGCGATCTTTTGACCGTGGTGGTATTGCTTGCTGAGTTGATTTCAAACAAGGTCGGTGAGTACAGCAATACGCTTAGAATCACTGTAGACCAGCACATCAATCCTGGTCCAAGAAGTCCTGACTTGGTAAGGCTTGATCTCGAAGCTTATGCCGCTGGTGGCAT